ATATGGGATAAATGGATTAAATTGTGGATTAATTGAAAAAGAAACCTTATATTTTGGTTCATTTGCAATTAACGTCTTTTTAATCTCTTCGATTTTCTCTAAACTAGCATAAACGCCTACAATATTTTTTCGTTTTACACGATTGATATTATCCAAATACTTAGCTTCGAGAATAAATTGGTTAAACATATTAAGCAGTTTCTTTAGCCATTGTAGTGGTGTTAGTAATAGCTTGATACATTGATTCAAACTCTTCGTGTTCCTCTAGCTCAAGACTAAAGTTTTGCTTGTGATAAACTCGTGCCATACGACGGAATGTCTTTTTGGACAATAGTTGTTTTTCACAAATTTCGTTGATAGCTTCTCGAATAAATTCACGTTCACCTTCGATGCGAGTCATCGATGAACTAACTTCTTTCATGCAGTCTAAAATTGCTTTACGATCTGCTGGGCTGGATGGGATTGTCATAATTAAATTTTCCTTTCAATATCATCTTCAATACAATTATCGCCATACTGGATTTCGATAATTTTCAATGGGACCTCAGCTTCATTGCAAAGCTGATGCCACTCTGTTTTGCTAATATGTAGACTTTCAAATTTCTCATAAGTCCCTTTTAGCTCAACATCTGTGCTTCGATTTAAACTATAAACCGTAGCTGTTCCTTCTGCAACAAACCAATGTTCTCCACGATCTTTATGTCGTTGCATGCTTAAACATTTACCAGGATCAACAGTAAGTTCTTTTAACTTTACTTCTTTACCTTGTTCGTGTAGTACTCGATAATAACCCCATACTCTATCTGTTTTAGGCGCCTTCCATTCTTGAAGAATCCAAGAACTAGAGTTCATTTTGTTTTCGCCACCTACACCGAATAAAAATTCTAGATTATCATCTATAATATCCATTTCCGGAATATTTTCTTTTGTACGATCTCCACCATTAGCAAAAATAATTTTTTCGGTAGGATATAACATTCTAACATTTTTAATGGCTTCTTTTGCGCTACCATCGTCATCATTAAATAGAATGCATTTATCAACCATTGCTAAATTTTGAACGATTGCAGTTCTTTCAGTAATAGGCATAAATGGTGTGCCTTTTTTACGCTTTAACCAACTGTCAGAATTTACACCTACAACTAGCAAATCGCCTAATTTTTTAGCTGATTTAAAATATTCGATATGACCAGAATGAATTGGATCGAAACCACCTGTTACTAAAACTATTGTTCTCATTAACGCCTCATGCTTGAAATAGATTTTGCCTCATCATCACTAAAGATAGGTACAGCATTGCTCTTGTGCATAGTACCAATACCGATAATGTTAGTGCCAGTATACTGAGGAATATCCTTAGTACGAACGGCACCACTATGACCGGTGTCTAAACTCTTAATGTGATTGCTTGTTTGTCTGCCCACAGGAGCAGATAAAGTATAAGATAAAGACTCGAATGTCTTTTCTACCTTTTTCTTTTGAATTGCTTGCCCGTGTTGAGCAAGTACTTGTTGCCAGCTGTCGTCAAGGTCACGAGCGCGCTTTGCTTCTTCAGCAGAACGATACTTGTGTTTGCCTTTTTTCTTACCGGTTGTAGATAACCAGGGCCCTACAATATGCATTGTCATAAAAACTCCATTACGAATAATTAATTATAACATCTTTTGACGATGTTGTCAAGTCTTATCAAAAGCCCTAAATTTATGTTCAAGAAACATTCTACTATCGTGATTAGGATCGTCGGGGATTGTTCCTTGATCTGACCATTGTTCTTTTGGCACAGAAACTGGTTTTTCTTTGAACCAGGTCAGGATGCGTTCAAAGAATCCGTCTTTTTTACCTTTGGTTCTCCTAGTGGAGGAATAATTGGCTTATTAGGTAGTAGACCAGGAAAAGCTTCTCTTACTAAATCTTCTTTCAATGATTTGTATTTAGTTTGTAGCTTTCTGTCTTTAGCTAGACATACTGCTTCAGCTTCTGTCCAATGAATGCCTTCAAGCAATTGGATAAACAACTGTTCTTTTCTAGCACGAGTCAAATTAATATCATTTTGTAACCAAATGTAGAAACGTCTAAATTCTACATAAAGATTTGATTCAGAATACCCCGCAGGAATAGATGTATCCTTCTTAAAAGGAGGCTCACCTTCAGGTAAACTCATTTTAACATTTGGATCGAAATTAATTTGTAGCATCCCTTTTAGAATAGGATGGTCATATGCTCTTAATGTTTTAATCTTGGCTTCTTTGGAGCCTGCCTTTTCAACTTCTTCAAAAATTTGTGGGATAGATGTTTTCACTTTAAAATTCCTCTATAACTTCTAGCATGTTCTTCATTTTATGTTCAACAAAGAAATTCAGTAACTTACTTTTATCTTTTGTTGGCTTATCGGTATAAGTATTTATAATTGCTTCTTTAATGTTTGCTGGGATGCAGTCAAAACTAACCAATTTACGATTCCGCTCATAGTTTTGTTTGAATTCTGTATCTTGAGGCATTGCATCAAAATCTTTATACCAAACATCTACCTTATCTTGTCTAATAGCTTTTTGACGAGTACCTGTTACGATACTATCATCTGCAGAAAGAACATTGGGAACACCATCACCCTTGTCACCTCGGATAATATGTTCAAACAGATATTTTTCTGGGCTAATGTCTGATTTCACATATTTCTTTTGAATAGGTGAGAACTGCTTAACATTCTCATACTTCTGTAATTGAATAAAGTCATGATCACCTGATAATACTAAGAATGGTTTTGGTTCTGAAAACAATACATTACTAGTGTCATTTGTCTGAGACCATTCTGCCAATACTGCAATCACGTCATCTGCTTCTGCACCATCGACATTAATTACTTTATATGGGAAGAATACATCAATCTCACTCCTGATAAGATTCAATGCTTCAAAAATTTGTTTCCAATCCAATCCCGATGCTTCACGAGCCTTTTTCCTACCTGCCTTGTAGAACTTAAATGCTTCTCTGCGCCAATAATTTTGATTGTCGCAAGCAATCACAATCTCGCCAAATTCTTTACCGAATTTTTGTTTATAGCTTCTAATAGAATTTAGAATCATATGACGTAGAAGTGGTACTTGCACCTCGATGTCATTGCGGCTGCCAATTTCCATCATAAGATTAGAAATGGCTGTTTGATTAAAGTCAACTACGATCATGATATATTTTCTTAAATTGCTAGATTTGGGGTTACTACTATATTATTTGTTGGTGGCGTTGTTTCAGTATTGGTTGGCGTAACTGTAACGCCGTTTATATCAGTGTATGCCACACCCTGTTCACGTTGCAGTTGTTCCGCCGCAGCATAAACTGCTACTTTTGCTTTAACATCTGATTTCAATGTTAGATCAAATACCTGATTACCGCAACCCGATAATAAGTTATAAACAATTTGTGTGATTTGCGATGTTACTGCACTTCTAATTGCCGCCTTGTTGACTATAGTATTAAAGTCTAAATTGAATCCGTCGATTGTGGTTTTAAATGTTGCTAAAGCTGTAACTACATCAGCAATACCCAATCCGCTTGTTAATTTTGCTGTAATAGCATCAATTAAGTCTTTGGTCTTTAATGATTCTGTTAATGCTTTAAGGTCAATATCAGGAACGTCACCGTTAGGTGTACATCCACTGCCCAATAAATCTTGCAATGAACACCCACCTGCACCCGCGGCGCCCACTGTTCCTACGCCTGATAATCTATCAGTATTTGTTTTAAACGTCACTAATGCTGCTCTGTTGGCAACAAGAGCAGCTTTTTGAGCTGTTAAAGTTACATCGCCCGGACTTGAAACAAGACCAGCATCAACAGTTGCTATCCTAGCATCAATACCTGCAATAGCTGCGGTTATAGATGCACCAACTGGATTTTGATATAGTTGTTCGCCGATTTTTTCCATAACATCTGAAAAATCACCAGCAGCCGCTTGAGCCGCATTTATAGTTGCAGTCACCTGATCAATTAGTTGTTTAATTTCCAATAACCCAGTTGGTATTAAACCGCCTTGTGCGGCCTGCGCTTTGCCTTGACTCAACTGGGAATAAAGTTGTTGTAATGGATTGCCGCCTATCTGTGATAAAATAATCTTGATAAGCGAACAATATGTTAATTTTAACACCGACATATAGTTACCTCATAATTCGTAAAATGATTGTATCTATATTTATCCTACCATTAACTGTCTGTTCTTTAGCCTTAATATCATTGATATATGTTCGCAACTTAACTTTACCTGCGCCCATCAAATCTTTAATTTGTTCTGCGGGTTTGCGCAAAGTCTTTTGCTTAGATTTATCGGGTGACCAATTTTGTAAGGCAGAACCTTTGACAGTCATACCTTTTGTGGACTCAGATGTGTAAACTGCTAGCTTACGAGTTTTAGTATTAAATACCCATACCTGTTCTGCACCTACAAGATCAATTGCTTTTGCAGATGTTAAACCAAGTTCTTCATCTTTAACCTTATACTTAAGATTTTTAATCTGTGTGACTGCAGGCTTTTCTCGTACTGCTCGGGGTTTACGATTTGCTTTCTTAAATTGTGAGTATTTCTCGCAATCAGCAATAAATGCTTCAAATAGCTTAACTAAGTTCTTTAGTTTACGCTTATTGATATTAGCATATCCCTCAATAGTCTGTGAATCTTTAGTATCAATGACTGCATTATATTGATCTAATTTTTTCTGTGCCCACTCTTTAATGTCTGAAACATATGGTCCAGGAATTTGATTAGATTTTAAATTATTGTATAAATTAATCTCAACATCATTCTTAATGAAGTCATCAATCAATCCTTCGACTTCGCCAATATACTCAGAAGTCTTTTCCTTCATTACATCTTGAATAGAAGGCTTTTTAACTGTGCCAATAGGCGTTACAACCTTAGCAACAGACTTTTTATTGTAGAATCTGTTTTTGCCTAACCGAATCAATTCATCAAGTGCATTATTAAAACCTTGCATATGAGTAGGTGATAATTTTGCGCCTTGAAGAACTAGTCTAGCAACCCAACCATACGTAATATGAACATCTTTATCTTCAATTTCAGAAAAATATTTCGCATCTTCTGGTCTATTATGTTTAATATAATATTCGTAATACTTGTAAGAGTCAGCACGAGTCTTTTCTGCAGAATACCAATTATTAATACGCATCAAGTCTGCGTTATAGTTTACAGAAATAGGATCAAGGTGCGAAACCGTAGGTTCCGAACCATATGTGCGACTCAAATCATGTTCACGTTTAGATGCCAATTTTATCCCCTATTGTAAATTTAATTTCTCTGATAGAATCATACCTACACGATCGCCATTCGTTTTTCTCTAAATCAAAAACAGAAAGCACGTCGTCATTTTCTTTTCTGACGCGATCTGTTTTCTTTTCTAGAATCGGTAACGATGATTCGATAAGAGTACACTTCATTTTTCTTATTGTATCATCTTTCTTCAAGAAAGTCAAATTCACAATGTCCGTTCTAAGAACGCCTTGTAACCATTCCCTAAATAACTTCTGTTCTTTCGAATCGGCTTCTTTATACCAAGTTGGGGATTCTAAATTCATTTTGTACGGCTTTCAAAATAGTTTCCACGCGATTATCGACATGGTAATTGTTCATAATTAAATTGTGACGAGCTAAAATGCCGTCTTTACCGGTTTCATCAAATATTTTATTTGCTTTTTCAGTAATTGGTAATGGATTTTGAATATCTTCATAATCATAGAATAAAATATGATCATGCATATTAACAACATCCCTGTGATATTTTAATGAACGGGGAACAATAGGAATTCCTCCAGTAATTAAAGCATCATAAATTCGAATCGGCGCATCATTCAATACTGGAACAATCCAATGTGCTTTATGACTACACCATTCGGTAAATCGATCCAACATATCTCGACTGTGATAAGAACCATCTACTAATTTTACATTCGGCAATGTTTTGTGTAGAATCGTCAAGTTCTTTTGACGTAATGGGAATTGTGGATACTCGATATGTGTTCCCAAAGGATCGTTGCTACGCTCTGTGTCTGTAATAAGATTTAAATGTTCTTTTAAATATTTTTTAGACCATTGAATAGTACCAGACCCAACTGGACCTGCCATGATATTATTAAATCTTGATAATGGTTCAAGATTATCAGAGTGTGTTGGTACATAAAGATCGCATGATGCAGCTAGCATACCTGATAGAGCAAACCAATGGTGATTATCAAAGTCCCAAATAACGAATGCAGATGTAGGTGAATTTAAATACAATTCAATGAAACGATTTAAATTATTATCAGTCATCACATTGTTATTACTTAAAATAACAACTGAGTTCTCAAATATCTTTGGTGCTGAGTTCATATTAAAGAAGTGCATATTTGCACCTTTTGGTTTATATGTAACAGCATGGAAAATATGGTCAGTTAAGTAAACTTGCCCTGAAAAGTTTTTGCTTAAATTTTCAGCAAGGGTTCTTACTCGATTGTTCTTCAATCGAACCATATCATAAATCAAATCTTGTTGTGACTGAGCACTAGTTCCAGCAATTGATTGTGCAATGTTATTTGCAATGCCATTTGCGGCGCTAATGTAATCAACTAGATTAGTTGGTGGCGGTGGGGTATCCATATTATAAAACACTGACATTATTCGTAATCCTCTTCATAATTTTCTGTAGTTAAAATGCTTTTAGTTTTTGCCAAGTATCCATCCAATTAAGTACATTATAACACCCACCTATATTTGTGTCAATAATAACTTTACCTAAAGGATAATCATTGCCTACCTTATCCATACGGTCTCCGAAGAAATGAACTTCTTTTTCGTCTGGCAAGTATTTGAGTATTTGTGATTTGTCGGCGCCTCTGGCAAATATGTCAATGCCCGTTTCGCCCCCGACAACGGCCTGTATAGTAGACCATTTGTTGTTGATTTCGTTTGCAATATGCTCTCGCTCAAGATGAATTCTATCCCATTGATAGTATTCGTCTCTTTCAATACCTATAGCATTACGACCAACGATTGAAAAGTTTAACATCCCGATTCTTTCTTCGAAATGTTTACCATATTTAAAATTATATCTAGAATAATACAGTTTGTTTTCAAGAAATAGCCATAAATCATCAGGACATTTCCAATCGCTTTTGTAGATTAATTTACTTTGCTGATAAATTGCATTGCCTGAGCAATTGAAAGAAAACCTGGCTTTGTTGATCAGGTCTTCTCCAAGCTGTTCTACGGTTTTTTCAAGATCGGATCCTGTCACAAATGCAACAGGATGTTGATCCATAAAATTATTAAACCAAATTTTAAATTCATTATCTATAACGCCACGACTCGGTGTGAGTGTGCCATCCACATCAAATATAAAATACATAAAAACTACCTTATGCTTTACCTTCTACTTTTTCTTTTGTGCGACCATAAGCAGCGATACCAAGAACGGCACCCATTGCAATATGGTAAAGCCCGGCGCCCTGAAGGGTTAGTGGTTGCCATTGGCTAGTAACTTGTCCTGCAGACATTGCTTGAAGCAATGACCATAAAATAGGAAATACAACAAAGTCTGCTGTACAGGTCATCATATAGACCCAACCCATAACAGGTCGCCATTTTTTATTAATCCAGTCGGTACTATCTTTATCATGTGCAACTAATACGTCTGCACCGGAATGCATTGCACCACCGGCACTTTTAATCATCTCAGGATTACCTGATTGATATCCAGTAGGTGGTGTTGCGTTAGTATTAAAAGGCGTTGGATTCTTTTTTTCTTCTTCAGCGTGTTCGTCCCAATTTGCCATTTTTATTCCTTTTTTTATTTTTTTGTCTTTTTCGCTCTTGGAGCCTTTGATGCAGCTGTTTTTCTAGCTCTTGTAGCCACTGGTACAGCTACAGGTGCAACAACTGGCTCGACTGGTGTTGCGATTAGTTCAGCAGGCGCTTGACCTTGTGCCTCAACGACTACATCTGTAGGTGCAGGTGGCGGTGCAGTTGGAGCCTCGGCAGCTGCGGCAATAGCAGGTGATGCATTGATTTTTTCTTGTCTTGCTGCAAGATCAAGAGTTGGTTCTTCTGTTTTCTTTGGTTCTAACCCAAACAATCTTCTTAAAATACTCATTTCAGTATCCTTTTATAGTTAATATTAAAAGTCACGGCAAGAACCGCAACAGCATTATATATTTAACACAATTCACACCTCACTATTTT